TACGGAACCCATACTGAATCCCGTATTTTACATTTACACAAAATATTTTATAGTGCCAATAAAAAATTAAATGAACTGATTTCTGAAAAAGGAATGATTATTTCTATATCAAACAATCCTATTTGGGATTTTATATCAGTTATTCCCAAGTAACTAATAGCGCACCCCGACTTAACGAGGTGCGCATTATTATTTAAGCAGCATCTTTACCTAAGAACTTTTCTACGAAGTAAATTTGCCCCTTACCAGTCACTTTGGTAGTAGTAGTGACCAATACAGAGCCGTCCGGCTTGGTGATGGTGGTTTTCTTCAATTCAAAAAGCCCCAATTTCATAGCTTTCTGCGTTGGCTGATTGTAGTAGTCACCCTTTTGGCAAAGATAACCATTCTCGCGCATCCAGCTAAACAAACGGTTCTGACCGATATTCACTCCATTTTGTTGCAGTATCTTTGCTAATTCAGCAACCAAGCAAGAACGTTGAGAAGTTGAAACGGCATCGGCAAAAAGGACTTTAGGTGCATCTTTCTGAATCTTCTGTTCGGCTTCGATACGCTTCTGTTTTTCTTCTTTCAAGTTGGTTGCAAGCTGAATCAGAAAATCGGGTGAGGTCAAAGCCTTTTCAAGTGTCTCTTGCGTCATGTATGCACCATGTTTGCGGATTGAGGGCAAAACTTCGCTTGTAACCCATTTGCGAAACGGTTTTGCTTTTTCGCTATCACTTCTTATGACAACATCATACAAACCGCTTTCAGTAACAAATGTCGCTTGTTGTGTTCTACCTAAATTATCTTTTATGGGGTGCGTTTGACGCACATCATCATCTAAACGACTGGCACACCTTGAAGTATCTTTTATGCCAATCACAGCGCAAACATCTGCCAAACAAAACAACGGTTCTTCATTCTCATTCATAGCAATTCTCACTTTTCCGAACTGCTCATTTTGGAAAATCTGAATATTATTCATACTTTTACACAGTTTTAAAAATTAGACCCCACCAAAGGCAAGCTCCTCACTTCTTACCAATGGCGGGGTTATATTTTTCAGCCGTGAGGATAGCTGCGTTGTTTCTGTTTGCAAATTTACCACTAACCGATTGCGTCACCTTAAAAGTGTCGTGCGCAGTCACGACAATCGTTTCATTGTCGTAAATTCGTTGCAAACTTACGGTATAATCGTGCAAGAGAAGAATTTTTGTCACATTGGATAACCACAATTGGGTAATTGTGGTTATTTTATAGGCGGCGGTCTTGTTTTAAGACTCATAATCACACGTATTAATTAGCTATTAATAGCTCATGCCCGACAAGCGTTTCCAATAAGTCTGATGTCACTTTGTAAACATGATATGCTTGTGTATTCTTGTTATTGACTAAATGCTCTGATAAAGCCATCAGTTTATACAAATTCTTCAATAATTCATCATTATTCAAAATTGAAGAAATCTGTTTCACTTCTTTCATACTAAGAAAATTGATGCCATTTTCACGATGTTTGCTAATCCACCAATGTGGCGTGCCGACTTTTACATAATGATAGTGTTCAATATAGAGATAGCCTACCATTGTGTTGGCCGTTTGAGCAATCCAAAAATAAGGGTGGTCTGTCCGATAACCCAAACGACCTTTTTCATCAATATATTCAATACCGCATTTTAATGCAGAAGCATTAAGAGAAGAAAATACCTCTACTGAATACTTGTAGTATTCTTCATTATTGAACAATCGCATTATGCCAAGAGTACTATCAGAAAATTCTGTCTTCATGATTTCTATATTTTACGTGTTTATACTATCTTTGCGACTAAATTCGTAGTGCGACATAATCGCATTATGTGTTTATACTATTTAGAGCGCATTGCCTGTGAAGGTGGTGCGCTCTTTGCTTACCACCGTTTTACTTCTTCTTTTAATTCGTCATACTTGCCGTTCATTAGCATTTCGACTTCACGATGAAAGTTTATATCAGTCAAGCGAAACTCTATCAAAGCACGCTTGTACGCATCGCCTTCTCGGTGGGCATTGATAAGGCGCATCATCTGTTTATTATCCAAACCATAATCATTTTTGCGATTGAGATTCTTAGCTCTGCACATATCGCTCTCTCTTAATTGTATTGCTGCCATAGTTACGCTATTTTAATGAGATTGCACTTCTTGAAACATCTGTATTCTTCTTTCTCTGTGTCCCAGTACACTTGCAGATTGTCATTCGGCTTTCTACCTGTACCTTTCACCTCACCGATAAGATTCTCTTTGAGAGTGCCAAAGGCTTGACGTAACGTGCCGTCAGTCTTTTTGAAATAAAACTCTACTATCTTCTTTTTCATCTCACCTTTCAACTTCAAATTAGCCCATGCGCATTTTAACGCTTCACTCATTGAATAACCGTTCTTGCGAACAAACTGCCATGCTAAACTCATGACCTCTTTCATCTGACTTCTAAATTTTGTGCTCATACTACTTATGTTTTATGTGTTAATACTATTTTGTTGTACTTTCATGATGCAAACATACTACTTTAATAGTATAATCCAAAAAGAAAAGAACTATTTAATTAGTATATTAACCTTATTTAATACTATTATAATAGTACAATACACAAAGAGACGTACCTTTGTATAAAATTAAAGTACACGATTATGAATCTAAGAATTACCGAACACTGCAAAATGCAAGGCATCACCTTACAGGAATTAGCTGATAAAATGGGGGTAGCCCGTTCGACATTAGCTAATACATTATCAAAAGGCAATCCTACCATTGAAACCCTATCCAAAATAGCGGACGCTCTCGGAGTTGAAGTAACAGACCTATTTGAAAAATCTTCCGATGAAGTTATAGGAGTTGTCCGAATTGGAGATAGCACTCACGTTATCAATAGTAAGGAGGATATTAAGAAGTTAGCGGAAAAATTATAAACTTAACTTAATAAAATAAGGAGGTAATACTATGAGCGAAAAAAAATTCAAAGAATCTGATGTAGTAATAAATACACAAAATGGGAAGGAGTATTATATTACTCAGATAGAAAAAGTGTATGATGCAGATTTAAAACATTCAGTTCCTACGGGATATGCTGAATGCCGTCCTAATAATTTAGATGATAATCTGCCCGATTATAATAGATTCACTATTGACATTTTAGAACTAAAAAAATAAAAATATGGAAAAGAAATATATTATAAAAGGAGTTTTAAAGGTAGTGTAAAATAAACTGTGTCACGCATTATTTATCTCTAGAAAACTCATCGGTCGGGGAACGGCCCGCGCCAAGGGGCGGGACCACCCGTCCCGACGAGCGTAAAATTACAATAATTTAAACCGGTTTCCAAACTTTATAGCCAGTTGTTGCGAGATGGTAGCCCAATTGGCCAGTGGCATGGTCCATTTCTTACGTATATTGCGGTATGCAAGATAAACAAGTTTCTCAAGGGCTGTATCCGATGGGAACACGCCCTTGTTTTTTGTTACCTTGCGGATCTGACGGTGATACCCCTCAACGGTATTTGTGGTATAGATAAGCTTACGGATGACCGGAGTATACTGGAAGTATTCGGACAGCTTATCCCAGTTGTCCTGCCAGGATCTGATAACGACAGGATACTGTTCACCCCATTTTTCATCCAGCTTGAGGAGCTCATTTTCTGCGGATTCCTTATTGACTGCCTGATAGACACATTTCAAATCCCTTAAGAACTCCTTCTGATTCTTGGATCCTACATACTTGATGGAGTTACGTATCTGATGTACTACACAAAGCTGTACGGCTGTATTAGGATAAACGCTTTGAATGGCTTCAGGAAACCCCTTCAGACCGTCTATACAGGCAATGAGAATATCCTCAACTCCACGGTTCTGAAGGTCTGTCAACACGCTGAGCCAGAAGTTTGCTCCCTCATTCCTTGATATATACATTCCAAGTAACTCCTTGTGTCCCTCCCTGTCAATGCTCAGTACATTATAGATTGCACGGGTTACCGCGCAGCCACGTTCATCCGTTACTTTGTAATGAATGGCATCCATCCAGACTATAGGATAAACAGAATCAAGCATCCGTGATTTCCATGCTTTTATCTCCGGAAGTACACGGTCTGTGATGGAACTGATTGTGTCGGCCGAAACACGATTCCCAAGATTTTCTTCCATCCAGTCACTGATTTCCCTTGTGCTGTTTCCCATTGCATACAAGCCAATTATACGGTCAGCAACACCTTCTGCCAGAATAGTCTCACGCTTCTTGATAAACTGGGGATCAAAACTCGAATTACGGTCACGGGGAGTGGAAACGGTTACTTCGCCCAAGGGAGTCTGAACCTGCTTTTGCATCTTTCCGTTACGACGGTTACCCATCTGGCGTTCTTCTTCTGTCAAATGTGCATCCATCTCTCCTTCCAGGGCTGCATTCAATATACTTTCCAATAGTGGGGCAAAGGCGCCGTCCTTACCCAACAAAGGCTTGCCGGCTTTCAGCTGTTCAATGGCCTTGTTCTTGATACTCTCGAAATCAAATTCTTCTTTCATAAAAAAAACTGTGTTAGCAAAGTTAATACTTTATTCCTTGCTGACACAGTTTAATTTACATCCTCGTTTTAAATTCTTCTGTGCTATCTTTAAACTCTTATGGAACATACTGCTTAACAAATATTTCAGATATATACCACGAGGCAGAAAAAATTAAATTCTTTGATTCAAAAGAAGATGCGGAAAGCTACATTCTACAAAATAAACTTTCCCCAGTCACCATATTGGAAATTTTCATATAATAGTAAAGCCGGATTCCTCCGGCTTTAACTTTACTTTACCCATTAGCATTTCCCATATAAGTCTTACGAGAAACCTGCTTATTCCAACTCGTTCCATTCTTGTTGAAATTTCCCAAGTACCGCCCTGTAATCCGATTCACAAGATTATTAGGATTACTTGCATCACTTCCATAACGTCTTTCTGCGATTCTATTCGCTTGTCGGGCTATTTCCCAACCTGATTTAGTTTTTCTTCTTTTGATTCAGCTTTTAATTTCAAAAAGTTAAACAATATAATTTCGCCATATCTATTTCTTTTTCCTACGATTAGCCAATTCCTTACCACTGATTCTATTCACCTTCTGACCACCATATACTGCGTGTAATTTATCCCGTTGCATCATCAGCAGATTCCGATAAGGGATAATCTCAAACACTTCTGTATAACTCAGATGCAGCGTGTCAATCAAATGGGCTATCTGCCCGAAGAACGTTGTGTTTCCTACTGTTTCGGTCTTGCAGCCAGCATCGACACGTTCCTCATCGAGCTGACACACTGAAAAGCCGATATATCCATCATAGAGAAACAGACTTCCAAGGCATCTTTGACTTCTTCAAAAGTGCCGTTCTCCAATTCTTTGACCAAACTATCATTCCCGCAGATGAAGCATGAAATACCTTTCAGCATATCTTCAGTAGCTTCAGGAAGCTCTTTAATAGCTTCCATGACATTATCTCCAGTCATGCCGATATTGGAAAAATGATGAATGGCACGACAGATAATTTTAATTGTAGGAGGTTTAATGGTATAAACCATCCCTCCTATCTCCACATTCTTGAAATCCAGCCCTAACAAAGCATCAGAAACCGTTTTTGCTGCTTGATTCATATTCTTAAACTAAAAGGGGGAATGGTATATATCCATCCCCCAGTTATCACTCTTGTGCTTTTACCAATGTTATCTCTTTTTTAAGAGTGGTATCAACTTCAGAAGGAGTGGTTTTAATATCTCCTGACTGAGTGACGTACCCCACTTTCGACACTTCATAGTGAACGGTAGCCCCAGCATTCACCTGCTTTGACTTGACCGTTGCACCGTCCAGCTTTACGGTCGCATCGGAAGGAGTAGGTACAATGGTTACTGTAGTTCATGCCTGCAAAGCTTTAATCTGCCCCTCTTCGTAGTTATACTCAGAAGAAACGCCTTCAATTCCCGGTTCCTGCACCAAGCCTTTTACAGCGATTGCAATTGCCTTATCCGTATTGGCTTCACGGGAAACAATACGGCATTTTGGGAAGATGAACCAGACATCATCATCGGTCAGACAGAACAATGCTTTGTTGACAATAACTTTATCCAAAGCACGCTTCCAACCCACATCTTTAGATGTGGCCTGAATAACATCGCCACCCATGAACGCTTTCTTGGTCTTCCAGTCATATTGTCCGATAGAGAAAGCGGGCGATACTTCTCCCGGCACATCATCGTAACGGTAATTCTTTCCCGTTAATTGGTTCTTGTACCCAGTGACGGAGGCTTCCGTCTCCTCAATCTGCCACGTTTCCCCGTGTACATTCAAGACCTCATCTTTGGCAGCGATGGCTGCTTGAATCAAAGTTTTTGCAATTTCGGGGGTAATGTCTGCCGTTACCTTATCAATGTCGGCAAACAAGATTCTTTTTATTCCTACTGCTGAAATCATAATCTTATAGTTTTACATTTATTACTTCAAATAAAATTCTCACATTCACGTAATGACATTTCAAAGCTGTATCCGCTTCCGTGCCAATTGATTCGATAGAATAACGATAGGTTGTACCGTCATAGGTGCTTACTACATCATCAAACCGTTTCATGGTTTCTCTTTCGAGTTCATTCAAACGGATGGGGTTCGCTTCATTTTCGCTTAAATCGGGTACACAAAAACTCACTTCTGCGAAAGATTTCTTCCAATACTTTCCCGGCTGTTGTTTCTTTGTGTGGATAACGATTCTTTCAGAGGTCAATTCACCCGTCAGCGTTTCTCCTGCTGGCACTATGCCTATCCCGAAAGCCTTGCAATCCCGGTAGAGGATGTTTCCTATGTCGGTGGTTACTATCATACTATCAAATATTGGACGTTTTCGTCATATTCGAGAAATACGTGACAAACCAAATCTCCAAGTTGAACCGTTCCGGCAAATCTTTTTCCAGCCAAATCTGCATCTGATACGTGTTGCCCCGTTCCGTACATATAAATATCCACAAAGCACAATTCTTTCTGATATTCATCTACGATAGCCCACAAGCAAACAGTACCTCGTTGTACTTGAACAGACAATATCCTCGCCCCGATAGGCAGACATAGTTTTGAATGGTCTGCAACAATCAATTCATACTTGAATATTCTTTTCATTTTTCAAATTCTTCTTTTAATCGTTTCTCCGCATATAAAGCAGCACTACTCAAAACATCATACCCTTTAGATTCTACGAATGAAGCGTATTCCGCTTCGTTTTTCAGCGTCAAACCGTCTTTATCGACATCGTAATCATTGGACGTTCTCAAAGTGAGTGTATGGTCTTGATAATCGCCATTTTCCTCTGCGTACTTCACGGCTTCATCGCCTACATCAATCATCTTCTTTTCGACCTCCCATTCTCCTTCATCGAAAAAGGAGTCGACATCTGAGAAATCGAAATCTACATC